ACAACTTTTACAATTCCTGATGAGTTCGAGTTTTCCACAAGCGATGGAATTACTTTTATTACTTACTATGAAACTACAGTTGCCATCACAAATAACACGGGTGTAAGTATTTCTGCAGATCAGGACGGTCGTGTATACAACGTTCCTGTTGGAATTGACACAACATCTGAAGATCAAACTTTCACATTTGTACTCCCAGTTAGACAGTATAAACCAACTGAACAAGAATTCCAAATTGACGAAGACCTACAACCCTTTCAGTTTACAACAGTTGACGTCCCAATTGAAGGAAAAGTAGCTAACATTACAGTATATGTAAGAGATCCTGATGAAGGTGGTGGTGCGACTGGTAGGTTGTATACTGAATTTACAAGTTTATATTTGATGGGGAGTGACGACTACGGGTACGTTGTTAGAACATCCTCCGAAGGTAAGCGATTATATTTTGGAAATGGTTTGATTGGTCAACAACCACTTCCAGGATCTACGGTTATTGTAAGTATAGACGAAACTGAAGGTGCTGATGGTAATGTTATTGCTGGATCTATTGTAACTGGTGATAGAATATATAGTCAACAGAGTGGCATCACAACTATAGTCGACTATACTGTAACCAATCCTTCATCAGCTACAGGTGGAGCAGACGAGGAATCATTAGAAGATATTCGATCAAACTCTATAACAAACCTTACAGCTCTAAATCGTCTTGTTACCGAGGGTGACTATGAAGGAATTGCATCTATTGTGGATGACGCTCCTGTTGCACAAAATTCCATTCCAGTTTTAAAGAGATCTGATTTAAAAGTAAATGAAATCCAACTCTTTACAGTACTTCTATTTGGTGATGAAATTGTTCCTACTAGAAATGTAAAGTATACATTACCTTCAGTAATTACATATATACCACGAGGAACAATTATATCTGTAAATGGTATAAATTATGTTACCCTATTTGAAATGACATTGGATAGCATGAACGAAGCAGCTTACTATCATTATATTATGTATGAGCTTCAGTTGACTCCATTGTTGATTCAAAGTTGGAGGCATGACTTACAAGACCCATACCATTTCCATGCGAATGAATTAACCGTAAGTGTTAGTGACTCCACAAACGAAGCAACTTTTGAACTCACATACTATTCTAATGAACTGGATTTTGCAGATGTTGAATGTGAGATGCAAATATTGTCAAATAGCGCAACTTATACAATGACAAATGTTCCTGGTGCACAAGCTGGAACATTTAGATATACGTTCCCAAATTATATGACAATTCCAGAAGGGGAGCAAACTTACTATTTTACATTTAGTAATCCCAACTTAGTTCATGAGCAGCTTATAAGCCAATATTCCGTTGCATTCACGTTTCGAGATGACCTTTCAGATTATATGATGTCAAATACATCCGACGACGGAACAACTACAGTAATTTATGATATTCCTGTAATTAAGAAGAGTTATTATGATGGGGTTACGAAACAAGATTTTGAACTACAAGTTCTTCAAGCATTACTCTCATCAATGGATTTAAAGAGCTATAGAATGTTGACAGACTTCACCAATGTTAAGTTTTGTAATGCGACAGGGGTTATGACTAATATGCTAAGAAACGACGTTACAAGACCCGACGTGAAAGACATTGGTTTGACATCCATTCCTACGTCGCCAAGTATCTCTGATAGGTACATTATCAGTGGTAATGAAGGAGGAGAGTGGGAAGGAAAAAGAGATCAGATTGCTTTATGTACAGATTCAACAAGTATCACATGGACCTATATCGAACCGACTGCAAATGACATTGTTAATATTGATTCTAAACCTTATAAGTACATTTATACGCAGTATGGATGGGCGCCACCAATATATGACATCCCATTACAAATTGAACTAGAAGTGTTTAGAGATCCGACCGCTGATACATCAGATGCAGGTCTCTCAGCAGATATAAAAACTGCATTAGTATCGGCGTTTAGTGACAGGTTTGGTCCTAACATTGCCATTTATAGAACAGAAATGATTGATGTAATACAAGGAGTTACTGGCGTATCACACTGTAGGTTAATAAAACCTGAGAGTAGCATTTTCTTTAATTTCAATATATCAGACTTCTCACAACAAGAGCTTCTAGAATATGGTCCTGAGTGGGTATATTTCACAGAAGATGATATTGTTGTAAGGATTCTTACACAAGAATAAAAATGGATATATTACTTGAACAATCAAATATAGATTATCCAGCATTAAAAAAGAGAATTCATCAAATTGCTGCGTTTGAACTATCTAGTTTGTCAGAACCTTGCTACTACCCTTCCCTTAAAAAGTACTATTTCATTTTACTCCATTTGTGCAAGTTAAAAGAAAAAGATATGCGTGAGTTTGTGAAAAGGTTTTACAAGGGTACTCCTGCCGCAAAATGGAAGTTAGAAACAGACCCAATCTCAAATTTCTATCTATTCATAATGTACGCAATGTTAAAACGTCGTGAGGTGAGTGCTTATACGTCAACCCTTACTTTGTATATCACGAGAGTATTTACAAACTTAATATACAAGCAAATTCAGTATTGTAACAAAGATGTATTTAAGTATACTCTAGAGAATCTTGCAAAGACTCATCTTTTTGTCAGAGAAAAAACTATCCCGAATGCGCTTCTTTTTATGACAAGGGAAATGGATAAAAAACACAGAAAAAATTTTATTTCCCCAACTGTAGATGGAAATGTTACATTCATTAGAGAAGCTAGAACAAGAGTATCTCAAAGTATTAAGAGTTTTGCAGAACTATATTATAGAGCTTCGAAGGAAGGGCTTGCGATTAGAGAACCATATGAAGGTGAAGAGGGTGATGAACAACAATATCAACAATTAGAGAGAACTTCAAGAGTTGTTACTGATGTTGTTAAAAAGATAACGGTCTACAAAATTACAGATCGTAAAGCTGTTGATGAAGCTAGGGCGTTGACAAAAATTAGAATATCATTAGCAACACTGATTTCAAATAATATCCGCGACGTGAAATACGCAGACAATATAAGAACAATCTTAGAATTGTTTTTGAAAGGTGTAACTTCAATTGACTCGATTTGCGGAAAGTCTTATTACGGATATGTCAGTGGGTTGATGGCTGTAAAGAGGACTAAAGCCAGGGTCTACTTTAAACAACAAGTTACTTTACTTTTAAATCAAGTTATCAAAACTTTGAATTACCAAAAGCAGTACGATGCTTTAACAAAGCAAACCCAAGCTCTAATCAATAAATATCTCGCCTATTATATCACAATGGTCTTTAGAAATACTGCATGTTAGGGCCACACAAAATTATTTTCAGCATCCTTCTGTTCTTGTGTAACCCTTGTTGAAGTCGGATCACTTGCAGTTTCAGTTTGTTTATTCTGGGTATTTACAGAGTTGACTGTTTTCTGATTTGTCTTTGTTGGTATTGCTTTACCATGATTATATTCTCTCGATTCCCAAAGAATCTCTTCTAGGGACTTTCTTATTCCTTCCTCCCCAAACAATGATTCCTGAGTTGCTATAAAAGGATTGTATAAACCCTTCCCTTGTCGATTAGGGAGACCAGGACCGCCAATTCCTTCAAGATAATTTCGAAGAGTCGGACGACTATCTTTGAGTACACTTCCTGTAGTTTCTGTCAAGACACTGTTAAAAAGACTTCCAAAGTCTATTCTTACATCAACTACACCAAGATTTTGATTCCATGCAATACTTTGTTGGTCGCCACCTTTTATCACAGCTACACTACTTACGTAAGCAGCGCTCAAATGAAATATTCCGGGTGCTCTTACTTTACATAGATAAGGCCACTTGTATGCAGATCCAACGTCCTTATCTGATTGAGGTAGTGTAAGAAGTAGTAGAGATGCTATCGGACCTACAATAAATTTTCTCGTGGACTCTGCATTTCCTGGTGATGGGTTCCATAATCTAATTGTCATTGTATAAGACGGAGAAAATGTACTATTCTTCCATACTTGAGGAAAGTCAAAACGACCACCTGTTGCTACTGCTTTTGTTACATTCAATATATTCTGAGCAACTTGTTTAGCTCTACTTCCTTTTATTTCTCCAGCTTTTTTCGTCAGGGCAGTTTCTGCGGCTCCAGCTTTTCCCTGTACCCAACCTATAAGATCTGCGAACTTTCCTTCTCCAGCAATCTCCTGCATCACATCAGCTGTTTCACCTGCACTGCGTGTTCCAAGAATTTGCATAACATCAGAAACTCCACCTGAGGCTACCTTCGCAAATCTATCTAGAAAGGTTTCACCAAACTCATTTGTAAACGTATCCGTTGGAAAGGAATCCGCTAAAAATGCAACTTGAATATCACCGCTCTTTTTTGTAAAACCATGATCTTCTAACAACTTTAAATAAGATGGCGGTTCTTCTTCCAATCTAAATAGTGAATGTCCTTGTTCAAACTTGGGAACACAAGGTGTAATAGTAGCTTGTGGCATTGTATTATGTATAATGGGTGCTGTAGTCTCTGTCGTAGGTGGCAAACCATATGTAAACTCAATGTCAGTTAAATTTCCTGTTTCTTTAGCCATCTCAATCTCCTTACGTTAAGTTCCCAGAAAGTACTGCATTTAATTCATTGCCATAAAATACAGTTCCTCCTGGACCAGAAGCTCCTCCACCACCGCCATTTACATTAGTAACTTGTGTAGACTGTGTAGAGTTATCTATAAACGATGACATCATAGCAGCTTGTGACTTAGTTCCTGATTCCACAGCGCCACGTATTCCATTTATACCGCTAATCATATCTGAAGTCATATTGGCTCTCATTATATCTCTTCCAGCGCCAAGTGCTGCAACTTGATCTCTCGAAACACCTTGTCTTCTAAGAGCTTCATTAACTTCCCCTGCTGGAGTAATCTCAATGAACTCACCAGCTTCCGTTCTTATGAGTGGCGTACCTTTTGTAGCCATTCCTTTGAAGCCTCTATGAGCGACTACTTCTTTTGGAAGTTGTCCAATTTCATGTTCATATCTTGCTTTAGCAATTTCCCATACTCCAGTCATTCTATCGCTAATATTTGCTACATATCCTTTCAGTACATCAATGCCATCAAATACTCGTTCTTTTAACATTCTATAATATACAGTTGGATTTTTAACAGCATCAGCTGCAAAATCTTTCGCTTTTATTGCAGATTCTTTTACAGTTGCAACTGCTTTATCTGTTGCTTTTCTAGCTGATTTTCCAAATTCTGCAGCAGCTACAAGAGTTCCTTCCCCAGCGGTTTCTATAGCTGTATCCATAGCAGTACCGGTTGGCTTTCGTCTTTCTGCTATCAATTCTTTTGCAAACGCTTCATCTTCAACAACTGTATAATTTACTGCACCGATTTTACTACCTTTAGCTTGTTCTAGAACTTGTTTTCTGGCGTGGGCTTTAGCTATTTTAAGAGCCTGGACGTATCCACGATGTCCAATGCCCATTGCGCCACCGTATCCTATAAGTTGCTGTCCATTTTCTTTTAATGTTGCCCAAGCCTGTACCGCAACATATCTCTTTGTTGTCTCTGCTTTCACCTTTTGTTTCGCACCTTCTACTTTTTCAGTGACGGTTGCCTTTGCTTGTTGAACAATGGCATCTCCTTTTTCTAGAGCACCTAACGCATCAGGATTTGATTTAATGAACTCAGCTGCGGCTATAATATTTGGGTCTATTTGATCCCTTTTCATTTTCAAAATAGAATCAGCTACTTTAACTAGAGCTTCTGGGTTATTCTCAAGATATTTTGCGGCTGCTTGTGAACCAACGCCTAAAATAGTACTCCCTGCAAATTGAGAAATGATTGGTAAGTAATCAGCAAGACCTTTTTGGAACTTTCTAGTTTTTGCTGCTGTACCTCTAGAGAGTAAGTATTTCTCCCCTGTCAATGCTCCTCTGGCTTGAGTCTCTAATTTTTCTTTTGATAATTTTTTGCCTTTTGATTCAACATATTTTAAGAAAGCTTCTTCTCTTCGTCTACCATACTTAGTTGCATTTTCAGTCCAACCTTTACCACCAAACCCACCTTTTTCTAACCACTCTGCACGAAGTCTAGTTAACTGAGCAGAACCATAACCAGCATATCGGTCAAAATTTTCTACGAAGTAAGCATCTTGAGCAGATTCAATTTCATCAAACAATGTACTTCTTGTAAGAGAACCAAAGTCTTTTCGTCTTTTAGCTTTCATTCCTTGCATCTGAGCTGATGCAGAAATCATTGTTCTGGCTTTTATAACTTTCTCTTTGTCGACTTCTTCTCCAAGTTGGTATCGTGAAATAAGATCTTGTGCTTCCCTAATACCTGTCACATGCTGTTTAGTACTTCGCTTAGCCCTCTCTTCCGAACCCTTGACAAGTGGCTTGACAATGTATGGTTCGATAATCAGTTTATTTAGGAGAGTCCCAACACCATATCCTGCTGCACCAGCCGCTGCAATTCCACCACCAACTCCAAGGATAGCTTTCAAAGGTCCAACTTTACTAACAAGATTAAAGAAACTTGTCATACTTTTAAGACCCTTTGCGATTCCCCAAAATTTACCTAACAATTTTGGGATGCCCATAATACCCATTCCAATTTTTGTAAACAGGTTCATGAACCAATCTTTTCCGCTTTTTAATCTGGTTGCAACAGATCCTAATTTTTTAGATGATGCTCTGGCAACTCTAAGTTGCTTTCTTTGTCTTAAGTATTGATCTTTTTGAAGATTTAAACTTCGTTTTTGAGTCTTATGCAAGTCTTCAAATTCATATAATTGTTTTTCAAGTGTTCTTACATTTTTCTTTCTTTTCTTTCGTTCGTCCCACCATTTACCAACTCTCCCCCAAGTCTTCTCTTTTAACCAATCTCTAGTACCTTCAAGTCCACCTTTTACAGTTCGTTGTTTTGAAATATAATCAACCCATGCTTTGTCACCATATTTTTCTCTTAATTTCTCTTCTGTTCTTCTACCACCCCATTTCACTGCTTCACCAGCTTTTCTTCCCATCCATTTAGCGCCGCCACCAACAGATCTTTCTTTGGTCATAAATTTTACAAACGGTGAATCTTCACCAAACATCCAACCGAGACCTGAACCAATCTGTTTACCTAACCACTTTATTCCCTTTCCCGCCCATGTATAAGTAGCCGAAGCTTTTCTAGCTTGAGTTCTTTCAATTTTAATTCCTTCTTTCTGAGCCATTGCTGTTGTTGCTTCAGCAATGTCATTTAGATGGCGAGTTTGAGTGTCTAATTCAGTGTATAAAATTCCATGAATTGCACCCATCAGAGAACCCATATCAACAAATGGATTTCCCGTTAGCCGTAATCCTGACGTTCTTCGTTTAAAAAGAGAAGTTATTGGAAGTGCTACGACCTTTAATGCAGCAACTCCAATTCTATTAAATGCTCGAATGAACGGACTTCTTGATAAGAAGTTCTGCCAAATTGTAGAGATAAGACGGAATGGATTTACAATAGTAGCGATACGAGCAGTGGCTTCAGCAATTCGCTCTAACGGAGCTCCTCGTCCTTGTTTTTCTGCGAGCGCGTCTTTGACAGCATCTCCAAGAATATTCTTTTGGACATGTGGTTGCATCGCCAACTTTTGCTCAATATCAAGCGACTTTTTCTGGAAGATTTTAAATCCAGAAGCGATAACAGTTGCCAGCCGTTTAAAACCAGCAACGTCCTGCTTACTCTGCACCACTTCTCCAGAATGAATTTCTGCGAGTCCGCCTTTTTTGACGTACCCACCCCTTTGCATCTTAGGAGCTGCACGTTTGGCTTTTTCTATTGCTTCTTTTTCTCGCTTTGCCGCTTCAGTTACACGCGCTGCTCCCCTCTTTCGAGAAAAGAAATCACGAATTCCCGCTACAAACTCCTTTCCTTTTTCCCAACCAACCATCGCAATTTGCTTAAATTTGAATGCGACCGCGCCAAGAGCCTTGTTAATACCAGCTTTCATTTTTGCGATCATATTTCTGAATACTGTGGTTTCCATCATTTTAGCCACAGCATAACCAAGGAGGGGAGTAATTCTTCCAAGGGTAGTGGTTACAAATGCGCCCTTATTCCAGTTGATGTCTTCACCAACAGCTTTTGCATATTCTCCAACAGCGCCAGCTGCTCCTACTGAGATTTGTTTAACACCTCTTGCGGTTTCAGCTGTTATGTTTTTAACACCTATTGCTAAGGCTTCGGTGGCACTTCCTAAATTTTTAAGTACACGGTCGATTGATGATACTGCTTGTCGAGCACCTTTCGCCGTACCGTACCTCTCTTGGACTTCTAAATCCTGGGCACGTTTTGCGGCTGCTTCTGCTCTTGCAGCAACGGACGACGTAACATTACTTATATTTTGTATCCGTTTGTCAGCTTCCCTTTCTAAGGCGTCTTGCCTTTTTTTGTTTTCATCAACCATCTCGAAATCCTCTTATATTTTATGAAATGCTCTATAAACTTTGGACATTCTTTGTGTAAGCTCAGCGTAAATGCAAATAATCTCTGAAGGATAAAACATCTCTTGGACCATCAGACTTGTATTTCCCTTCACACCTAGTCCTCTTTCATATCCTTTTCTTAATCCTTGATAAATATGGGCATAGTCTCTTATTGACTTATAGAATCTCTCTCCATGGAAAAAATATAATCGAATATAATCAATATAATCTTTTAGGGATTGGTCAAATTTCTCCATAGATAATGTAGAAAAAGGTCTTAACTCTTCATCCATCAATCTTAAATACTTTTTAATTAGCGGCGCAGGCGATGGATTCACAGGAAATTCAAATGATTTAAAAAGAAACGAAATAATTTTTTGGCTCGCTTTAGATATATCCCCTTTTGTCTGGAATATAAATTCAAACATTGTATTATAATATGTTATTAATTCTTCTCGAAATAGAGACACAAATGATCCTCTTTGATTACTACAAGCCATGTGCATGGATTCATGAACTGTAAGACTTGCTAGTAGATTATTCGATGCAAAACCAAATGACATGTTATTATCAATTAGAAGATAAATTTGGTTCTCTCTATTTGTAAAGAATCCAGCTATACTTTGTGCACCTCTAGGAGCGAAAATTTTAAATGTTATGAGTCGAAAAATTCCCTTATTGATCCAACATGGTATGAT